GCAAAGACCTGGACGCGCGGGTCGCGGCGGATGAGGATCTCGCCGCCGTCGCGAAGAGCGTCACGGTCGACGTCGTGGCGCGTACGCTCATGACCTCGACCGATCAGGAGCCGATGCAGCAGGTCTCCCAGGCGGCGATGGGCTATTCCGTTTCGGGCACGTTCCTCGTCCCCGGAGGCGGGCTGTTCATCAAAAACAGCGAGCTTGCGCGCCTCGGCCTGACGGTGCAGCGTGTGACGGTGCTGGAACCCTACGGGGGTGATCCCCTTGTTTAACCCGCACCTCATCCGCGGCGTATCCGTTACGCTTTACGTGCGCACGGACACCGGGGAAAGGGACGCCTTCGGGCGCGCGGTCGTGACGGAGACGCCGACTGTCGTCGACAACGTGCTGATCCAGCCGCTCCAGCGCACGACCGACGTCCCGACGGAGGAGACGAACATCACCGGCGAGAAGACGAGCTACATCCTCGGCATCCCGAAAGGGGACGCGCACGACTGGAAAAACTGCCGCGTCTCCTTCTTCGGGGACACGTTCCGGACGGAATCCGCGGAGTGGCAGGGCATCGAGGCGATGATCCCGGGCGACTGGAACCGCAAGATTGTGTGTCGTAAATACGACTGACCAAAAGCCTTCCCCTTTGTGGAAGGTGGCAGCCCAAAGGGCTGACGGATGAGGTCAGGAGGTGATCCCATGAAAGTCGACCGCGTGGAACTGAACTTCGGCGAGGTTTCCCGCCAGATCCTGAAAGGCGCGGGGACGAAGGCGCTCCTGACGGAGATTGCCCAGCGCGTGGCGGATCAGTCCGGCCTCGCGTGCAACGTGGACATCTACGACGGGCGCAAACGTTCGAACGCCTCCGTCTCCGTGGAGCCGGGTTCGGATGACTACTACCGCAACCTGCACACGAACGCCCTCGCGTCCGCGCTGTACTGACCAACTGAGAGGTGCGCATGACAAACAGCGACATCATCGAAGCGCGCGTCATCGCGTGCCTGGCGAACCATCTTTCCTGCCGCGTCGCCGCCGAAGTCCCGGAGGACTTCCCGGCGGACGCGGCGCTCGTCGTCGTTTCCCGGCTTGGGGAGCGGCGGGAGAACCACCTGCGGCGCGCGCGCCTCGCGGTGCAGTCCTACGGGCATTCCCTTCTGGACGCCGCCGCGCGGTGCGAACAGGCGGAGCGCGCGCTGTACGACCTCCCCGCGGAGGACGCGGGCGTCTCCAGCTGCCGGGTGGAAACCTCATATAATTTTACGGACGAGACGACGAAGCGGTACCGCTATCAGTCGGTCGTCCACGTGACCTATTACGAGGAGGACTAAGCAAATGGCGAATACCGTTTCGAATGTCTCCGCCGGTAAGCCCAACGCTTCCGGCTCCATCTACCGCGCCCCCGCGGGCACGGCCCTGCCGACCGACGCCTCCACCGCGCTGGCCTCGGCCTTCGTCTGCCTGGGATACGCGAGCGACGACGGCCTCAAGAATGAGTTCAGCACCGAAGACGAGGTCAAGGCGTGGGGCGGCGACGTCGTCCTGTCCACGAAAGAGGACAAGTTCACGTTTACCCTCATTGAGGTGCTCAGCCCCGAAGTGCTGAAGGTCGCCTACGGCGATACGAACGTGACCGGCACGAGCCTCGCCACGGGCGTCTCCGTCGCGGTCAACGACACGCAGCAGGGCGGCTCCGTGTACGTGTTCGAGATGCTTCTCGGCAAGGACACCCTCAAGAGGATCGTGGTGCCCAAGGGCATCGTCTCCGAAATCGGCGAGATCGAATACAAAGATGACGAACCGGTGGGCTACGAGATCACGATCACCTGCGGCGCGGACGAGGCGGGCAATACCCACTACGAGTACCTCAAGACCGCGTCCGTGTAAGCGGCGCGGTTAAAAGGAGCAGCGCATGATCGAGACGAAAAAGACGGTGACGCTGGACAGCAACCTGAAGATCACCGTCGACATGAACCGGGCCGGGTCTCCGCAGGCGCGCCTCGCGCTGATGCGGCAGGACGAGGGCGACCCGTACGGCATCCTTCGCTTCCTGAAGCTTGCCATCGGTGACGAACAGCTGGACATGCTGATCGCCTCGCTGGAAAAGGACGGAGAACCGGGCGACGACGCCGCGCTCTTCGCGGCCGTCCGGGAGATGTTCGACAAGCTGGGACAGACCGGAAAAAAATCCTGATCCTCGCGCGGGCGTCCCACGACTTTCCCGACGAGCTGGTCTGCGACCTCATGCAGACCTACGGCGTGAAAGATCCGGACGCCCTGCCGCCGTCGCTGCTCATGACCCTGGTCGCCGGTCTCCCGGAGGACTCCCGCACCATGCGGGCGCTCTCCGGGAGGCGGGTTTCTTCCGGCGACCTGCTCCTCGCGGCGGCGGTGGACAGGCTCTCGCTCCTCGTCTGGTTCCAGACGAAGGACGGCACGAAAGGGCGCAACCGCCCGCAGAGCATCGTGGAGAGCCTGACGCGGGAGGACAAGGAGGAGCGCAAGGCCTACAGCGTCCCCGTGGACGAGCTGGAGGCGACGATCCGGAGAATCCGGGAGAGCTGACCTTGCCTTCCCCTTTGGGGAAGGTGCCCGAAGGGCGGATGAGGTCGTCCCCGCGAATCGTAACAAGATTGTAACAGGAGGGGTACCCGATGGCGAGCGGCTCTTCGATCGCAACCGCATACGTTCAAATCCTGCCTACGACGAAGGGCATCGAATCCGGCATCGCGGGCGCGCTCGGCGGCCTCAGCCTCGCGGGCACGGCTGCGGCGGGCGGCATGGGCCTCGCGGAGGGCGCGGCAACCAGCCTCATCCCGCAGCTGAACGCGACGAAGGTTTCCGCCTTGGCGGCGGCTGCCGCGCTCGGCAGCTTCCTGAAATCCTCCGTACGGACTGGCATGAATTTTGACGCGGCCATGTCGCAGGTCTACGCCCTCATGTCCTCGGCGAACGAGGGCGCCGGGCTGACCTCGGAGGAAATGACGACCCTGCGCGACCGCGCCCGGGATATGGGCGCGTCGACCATGTACACCGCGACGGAGGTCGCGGACGCGATGAGCTACATGGCCCTCGCGGGCTGGGACGCGGAGCAGGTCTACGACAACATCCCCGCCGTCCTCCAGCTGGCCGCCGCGTCGAACATGGATCTCGCGCAGGCGTCCGACATCGTGACGGACTACATGGCGGCCTTCTCCTCGACGGCCCCGACGGCAACGGAGCTGGTCGACCTGCTGGCCTACGCGCAGGCGAACAGCAACGCGAAGACGGCGCAGTTCGCGGAGGCCTGGCATTATTCGGTCGGCATGATGGACACCGCCGGGCAGAGCGCGGAGACGACGACGGCGATCCTCGCCCGCATGGCCGGGCAGTCGCACAAGGGATCGACGGCTGGCGTGGAGCTGACGCAGGTCATGTCCACGCTGGTCAAAGAGATGGACGGGATGGGGAACATCAAGCTGAACGGCATGACGATTCCCCTGCGCGACGCGGAGGGCAACTTCCGCAACATGATCGACGTCTTCGGCGACATGCAGACGGCCATGGGCGGCCTGGACAACGCGGACGCGCAGGCGGCGCTTGCTTATATGCAGGCGGTCAACGACGCGTTCGAGGGCGTCGACCTGGACATCGAAAGCAACGCGCAGGCGTACCGCAACGCGATGGAGGCCATCGCCGACCCGGCGGAGGGCATGTCCAAGGGGTCGATCGACTACATGCGGGAGCTGCTCGGTCTCTTTGAGAACGTGCGCGCCTTCCGCGGCATTTCCGCGATCCTGAACGGCGACGTCTCCGGCATGAAAGACTTCGAGGCCGCGCTGTATCACTCGGAGGGATTTGCCGGTCAGCAGATGGGAACGATGACGGACAACCTCGCCTCCGATCTGCGCATCTTCGACAGCGCGGTGGACGACGTCCGGATCACGGTCAGCGACAAGCTGACGCCGTCCCTGCGCACCGGCACGCAGGTCGCGACCGGCTTCGTGCAGAAGTTCGGCCGCCTCCTGAAGGGCCAGCAGCTGAACGACGGCACGAACAGCGTCACGAGCCTGACGAAGTCCTTCGGGCAGCTGTCCGATTTCGATTATGAGAAGCTGGGCGAACGCGCGGACGCGATGATGCGCAAGCTCCAGAGTCCCGATCTTCCGGAGGAGGAGCGGGCGGAGCTGGTCGCCGGGCTTCAGGAGATCCGCGACGCGGTCGCCGGGACGGATCTGACGCCGGAGGGCGAAAACGCCATCGAAGGCGTCGCGCAGGGCATGACGAGCTACGACTTCACCGGCGACGGGCAGACGATCAAGGACAGCATCGTGACCACGATCGACAACGCCCTGGATGCGCATTCTCCCGCGCAGGCCCTCGTGCCCACGGGCGAGAACGCCGCCGCGGGCGTCGGCCTCGGCATGCAGCAGTACGACTATTCGGCGGACGCCCTCGCGGCTTCCGCGGCGATCCAGGCGGCCCTCGCGGCCGCGCTCGCGATCGCGGACTGGGTGACGACCTCCGCGCCCATCGGCGCGGGCATCGCGCGCGGCATCCAGGCGAAGGCTTCGACGGTCTCCATGGCCGCCGGGCTTCTCATCACGACGGCGAGATCCCGGATGCAGAGCCTCGTCGGCGCGGGCGGCGCGAAGTTCGTGCCCATCGGGCGCGACATCGCGGCGGGCGTCGCGAAGGGCATCAAGCAGAACTCGGCCGCGGTCGTCGAGGCGCTGAACGGCCTCATCGACGAGGCGATCAAGTCCGCGCTGGAGTCTCTCGGCATCGGCTCCCCCTCCCGCGTCATGGCGGAGGAGGTCGGCAAGCCGATCGCGCAGGGCGTCGGCATGGGCATCCGGGACAACGCGGCGGTGCCCGTCACGGCGCTGACGGATACGCTGGACACGCTGACGAGGGTCACGGCGGCGGAGTT